TTAAAGTATGGTTTTCCGTCAAACTCACCACCACAGTGAGCACACACTACTTTTTGTGGGTCTGTTGGCTTACCTAACTTTGCCTCATAACTTTTTTTACATTTTTTATGAACCAGCTTGCCATCTGAGGTCTTAGCCCATCCGCAGGCACAACCTTTTAGCTCTTCACCACATTCTGCACATATCTTCATTTTTACTTTTTGTTTAAATCGTTATATATTTTCTCGTATTGTACTGTTGCGTTCTTCCAAGATAAATATGTTAAAACTTCATATAAATCAGTAAGTAAAACACTGTTTAAGGGGCTATGAATAGGTAAAGTGAATATACCTGTCTTAGCTATATCGTAAAGACTGTTTAGCCAGCCGTATCCTGATATTGTTCCCTCTGCTGCTCTCACTGCTTTTCCATCTCCTCCTGACGAAGATAAGTTAGGAAAAGTGTCATCAATGAGCTTTCGTGCTGACTCAAAAAAAAACCCACATCCCAAATAGTTGCCATATCCAGTTTGTAAAAAGCTTTTTCTCGCTTTGCTATTAAAGCATCGTTGATAAGACCTTTATCTTCTCCGTCTTTTTTACATAAAATTGCTATCTGTCTTGGTAAAGCACTTAAATCACCCTTTTGTAGCCTCTTATTGTTAATCTCTACCTGTTCAGCCTCGATAAATGTACCGAAGTTCTCATCTTTCAAGCCAGGCTTAGGTAAATTGTACTTTACACCCTTAAATTTAAAGCTATCAATAGCAATAGGTTGATAACCTACATTTAAGAACTCCATAGAGCTCAATATCTCTTCAACCTCTTCTATGTTACACATAGAAATCTCTTCTTCCGAAAGTCCACTCCAAAAACAAGCTAAAGCTGTATTTAATTTTACATTATACAAACTCCACTCAAGAGCTTTGACTTCCTCATCAAGACTTTCATTTTCTTTATAGAACTCTTCCTCTGTTTTTTGTGAATTTACCAGTTTTGAAAATTCGTTAAACCTTTCAAAAGTGATATTGTTCCAACCAGTAGGTACATCAATTTCCTTTTCGTTTATAACTATTGTTTTCATTAGTTTAGAATTACATCATCGTTATCAAAATTTGAATCATAAAGTATCATTCTACCGATACTATCATTGACTCTTGCCAATCTAATAGCCAATTTAGAGGCTACAGACGGCAAATCTTCGTTTTTATCTCTTATTCCGCTTATATAGCCAATAGAAGCCCAATAAATCATTGATGGCAGGTTATAAAGCCAGTTATTTCTGAAAATAGTGTCTTTATACGCCATTTCACCATTTTCGTTGTGGTGCATGATTATATTTGCCAAAATATTCAAAAAAGAGTCGTAATCTTCGTCTCTTTCCGTAGCGACATCAATTATAGCTTGAACATCGTTCAAAAAGTCAAGCATAATGGTCTCATGCGTTGCATTTAAGCATATTAAATAGTTTTGGCTAAACATTTTACAATAATAAGAAAAAGTTTACATTTTATCAGTTAATGTTTTTCATTTTTTAACCCCACGCTAAAATTCTATTGCCACCACCAAACAAAAACTTCATTCGCATCATAAGGCTGTCAGCGAAGTCAGGAGACCTACCGATAGCGGCTTTTACCTCTTTTTTAGATAAAATAGTCAGTTTTCCGTCTAAATCCATGTTTTTTCTACGGACAACATCCAATTCTTCAATGATTTTGTTGCGAATATCAATATTTTTGCACTTTATGTGTATATTTCCTGCATTCATCTGCTCTGCAAGCTTATAATAGCACTGGCTCTTTAAATTTTTGTAGTTTTCACCTTTTAGCGGCTTCGAGTTATTGATAAAGGCATTTACCCCTTTCATATAGTGAGAAAGGTACTGACCGACCCCATCTGAGTCAATTACTATGTTTTTTCGAGGAATATTGTGCAGTTGAGCCAAATTCTTGATTAAATCCTCAATACTATTGGCAGAACTCTTGTCTTTTGTAATAATTTCCTCTACAGTCATCCCTTTCCATCGTGTAATCACTAATTTATCGCTTCCCATTAGTGCAACATCACAAGAAAGGTACGGTTCGCCCTCTTCTCCAACGGAGTTTTTAAAGCAGTTTAGCAAAGACTCATAGTTAAACAGCTTATTTTTAGCCTCGTCATATTCCCAATTACCATGAAGCAGCCTTTCTCTTGAAGCTGGGTCAAGTTTTCTTAGCTGTTCTTCGTAATATTCAGAAATATGAGGGTTGTCTGTAAGCTTGGCCTGAATAAATTTTTGGTGTTCAGGCAGGTTGTCATCACGCCATTGTTTGTAAAAATCGTAAACCCAGTTTTTCGCAGGGTTGCACGACATCAAAATTTTTGGTCGCAAATTAAAATCTTTTAACTTATAACGAATCCTGGAGGCCACAACATTCTTTGCTTTCTCAGTACACTGATTTACCTCATCAATGAAAGCTCCTGAAATCTCAAGCGACCCCAGTGAGTCGAAATTTGGGTCGGCTGGATACTGATAAAGGTCTTTTAGCAAGATTTGACTTCCGTTTGTAAACTCAATCACATTGGATTGTGCGTTAAACTTATAAGTCTCGCCCTTTTTCACAGACCAGTCAGAGCAAACACTAAAGAAAGAGTTAAGCGTAGTCTCTTTCAGTGTTTTCAATACAGCTCGACCCATAAGCCACCTCGTTCCTGGGTATCTCAAACACGAATACAACAACCAGGCTGCACCGAAGTAGCTTTTGCCACCGCCAGCACTTCCCCCAAAGAGAATTTCAGAGGATGTTTGGTCATGGAGGTATTCCCACGCCTGGTGTTGTTTTATTGTTGGCTTAAAATTTATTTGCATTACTTCTTACCGCCAAACAAGGAACTAATTGGGTTGATAAGGCAGAACCTTACAAAAAGGTATGCCACGAATATTGGGGCAGACCAAATAAGCACAGCGATGGCTGTAATCTTTGCGTCAAGTGATAACTTCTCCATTTTTAAATCTTTATCGTTCATAATTTATGGTCTTGGGAATAGTCCTGCTAAATAAGGCGTGAATGGTGAGTTTGGGAAACCCTGTGCCCATTGAACAAAAACTTCATTGTTAATTGTCATGTCTCTAACCTCAGCATAACCACCATCAGGGTCTGCTGGGGGATTGGTTGCCATAGCGGTAACTTCATTGTAAGCTGTGCTCGTTCCTGTCAATAGTCGCAGTTCTGCAAAAGTAAAAGTGCCAATACTAACCTGGCTATTCTTAAATACGACATAAACTTCAACTGATGGCGAATCTGTTGTTAGGTCAGTGGTAACTTCCAAAGAGGCTATCCTGTACCTTAAATCTAAATTAAATGTTGGCATAAGTTCTAAAAGTTTCTTGATTTTCTAAATTATTTTTATTATATTTGAAAACTCTTTGTTTTTCAGAGTTCTTATAATGACAAACAAATGAAAAATTGTTTTGCTTGTCAAAACAAACTGTAAAACTATTGAGTTTGGGGTAACTATATTTATTCCTCATCTTCAGGCTTCGTATAGTTGAACACAAACGAATCACCTCCACTTGTTAAATCTACTCTGTCAATAGCTATACCTTTCATTTTAGCTATATCTTGCAGCAACAAGCGGCAGATGTTTAAATCACCGTTTCTGTATCCTTTAGTATATAAGTCATACAACATCATTGTATGCTTATCAACTTCATACTGCTTCTCTTCATCAAACTGCTCTTTAAAATACTCTAAAGCCCTTTTGTAATAAATTGAAGCTTGTCTCTTCTTAATCCCCCAGTTCTTCTCACAGTATTCTACAATATCTGTGTATCTAACACCCTGAAGAACTAATCTAACAATCTCTGAAGTCCTTTTGTGAGACTCTAACTTGGTAGCTTTACCCTCAAATCTCGTTTGAATATTCTGCGTACCATTGGCAACAATCTCAGCCTTTAAATTGTCCTTTTCTTCACTCATTTCTTTGTGCATAATAAATTTCTACAATAATACTAAAAAGTTTAATACAAACCAAGGAAATACTTTACACAATGTGCATAATAATTTGAGGGCCAAAATGTAGTGTGAATATCAGACCCCCTTGATTTTAAGCGTTTTTTTCGTAAATGAGAATATTTCCCCTCAAAAAACTTTTTGCGTCTCCCTATCGGCTTAAAAAGGGGCTTAAATTGGCTGTATTAGTGTATAATAGTGTTTATTTTTTGCATATCTACATAACCACCACCAGCCCCCCCTTATTTTTATTTAGACTAATTATAAATAAGGATACAAGACAAAAAAAAGGAGCTAAAAAATAGCCCCCTTAAAAATTTGTTTTTTGTTTTTGCCTATTCGATAACTTGCAATTTAATTGCGGTTGAGTAATCAAGATTAAAGCCCCCCACAAAAATTATATTTAATTCGTACAAATCAAAATTTATATTGCAAAAGTTTTTAATTCTTTGTATTTGTTTTGTCTTTGTCTTATCGTTTAATAAGGGACAAATAAAATAGTTATTTGTTTTTGTTACTTGCTCAAATACTTTTTTACACTCTTGCTCAAGTAGTAAATTTTTTTGTGTTTGT